TCGCCAAGCTGACAGCTTTGAGAAAAACCTTTGAATCAATCATAGAGAGTGCTTCGTCCAATGCGTTCACATTCTCTTCGTATGTTCCTTTTGCCAGTTCTTCGCTCAAACTTTCGTCACCAGCTATCAGCCAGGAGAGAGCCTTGCTGTAAGCCTCGCTTTCTCCCAAGGAGAGCAGAACGTCTTTCAAATTATCTGCTTCTTGTACGTCTGACAGATGGGAGATTGCCCCGGCCAGTTTTTGGACAGTAGGAGGGTAGACCGTGTAGGCTATCCCGGCGACAAACACCGTCCTGAAATCACTTCCGATAATGGATTCTGATACTATTTTCGCTCCTTGATTCATTCTGATAAAATAAAAATTAAGGGGTGAAGCCATAAAGCCCACCCCTGTTATGGAATTCAATCTCTACCTATTGGATAGGCATTAAGCACCTGCTGTTACTTCAGATGAGTCAAACCAGTATTCCGAAGAAATTGCCGAATTTTTCGGCTCCAACTCCACAGCACTCACTGGAAGTCCGATGGCCTTATCGGTAGTAGCTTCGCGGGCCCCGATGTCAGCACGTGGAATGACGCAATACTGGTCGTCTTCGGTCAGGGAAACAATCAGTTTTTCGATGTTCACCTTACCTCTTGCACGTTTCCAACCCTTGTCGGTGTTGATAACATCACCTCCCATGAGGTCTTTCTTCGTCGGATAGTCGTATTCACCAATCGTAAAGTTGACAGTCACATCGCCCATCTCCTTATCACTGCGATAAGTCTGGCCAGTAAGCTGGTTCTTGTAGTTCGTTCGGCTCGCTTCCGCTTCTTCGAGCGTCCACGTATCCTGGTGGATATTCTTTACCTCTTTCAAGGTTTCGCCCTGCAAAAGAGTGTACAAAGCCTTTCCGGTCAAATCTTCTGCTATAGCACTTGTTTCGCCATACCAAAGTTTCTTGATGTTTGTGGCGGTGATTTTCTTTGCTTCTGCCATATTATTTCACATTTAAAACTTCAAATAAAATTCTTACATTCACATAATGACACTTTAAGGCTGTGTCCTCCTCTGTTCCGATTGTGTCGATGGAATAATGATAGGTAGTACCGTCGTAACGTCCGGTTACGCCGTCAAACAGCTTCTGGGCCTGTTTCTCCAACTCGTTCAGCCGGATGGTGTTGGCTTCGCCTTCTTTCAGGTCTGGAACGCAAAGGTTCACCTCTACGAAAGACTTCTTCCAGTACGTTCCTGGCTGTTGTTTCTTTGCGTGAATGACAATCCTTTCGGATTTCAATTCGCCTGTCAGCTTCTTGCCATGGGGAACGATTTCAATACCGAAAGGCTGGCAATCACGGTAAAGTATGTTCGCTATGTCGGTGGTTACTATCATTGTACAATCTCCCAATCTTCTGCAAATACATCACTGATGGATGGCACCCACGAGTCTGCACGTCCGGTATTCTCGTTGTAGATAAGGCACTGGCTTGTGTAGTCAATGAAGCCCTTTCCCTTCAGAATAAGGTCTTTGGCTGATTGTGGAAGCGACTGCATTTTTGGAATGACATCGCTATCAATATGCGCCGGAACTTGCTTTACGACAAACAATCCTTTTCCGTTCCATCCTGTTCTTCGGATAGCACCTCCTTGCTTTAGCACTTCGATTGCGTCTCCAAACGTCATGTTTTTGCGTTCATCATCAACCTGTCGATATGCTTCTTCAAATGTTTTTGCAGGTGTCCAGCCCTCGCGACCATCTTCATTTACAAGATATCCTGGTTCATTTCCTCCGTGCATTTCTCCGTCAAAAACATACGGATTGCGTCCTGTTATTGCAATATACTCGCCTAATGTCATAGGCATTGCTTCTACTTGTTTTGTTCCAATGTATTTCCTCATTTTATTTCCTCCTTCAATCGTTTCTCAGCAAACAGGACTGCGCCAGTCAGGACTTCGTAGCCTTTAGATTCCACGAACGAGGCGTATTCAGCTTCATTCCTTAACTCCAATCCATTATCCTGAACTGAATACTTGTTTGACTTACGGAGCGTTCCGGTCCGGTTCTGATAACTACCGTTCTTTACAGCATAATCGACAGCTTCCTTTCCGACCTTATCCTCAACGGCTTTCACTTCGGCATAGCCTTGGTCGAAAAAGCTATCAACGTCCGAGAAATCAAACTTTACAGCCATATTTCTGAGTAACCAAAATAATTCGTATTCTTTACCATGTAAACCTTGCCAGTTCCCCGGATATTCTCACCGTCCATACATCTGATTTCATCACCAGCCTTCAGAGAGATTTTCTTCTCACAAACTACGTGATAGTTCGGTCGGTACACCTCGCCGTTCTCCGAAGTAAACTCCTTGGTGGAGTTATCATCACACCGGCACTTGCACACGTCCTGCCAGCTTTCCCCACCGGTACTGGGAATGGGCCGGCCAAATTCGTCTGTTTTCATCGGAGTTGTTACCTTAACTTGTAATGTATGTGGAGCGAATATCATAGGAATCTGACTTTAGGTTTATCTGACAGCGTGTCTTCAAGACCGTACTTCTTACACAAGAAAGAGTAATATTCCTTCAAGCCCTGAATATTCCAGGACATAGAGAAACCGTTCTCGCTGATGGAAGTGGCACGGAGTAATAGTGAGGGGATGAACTTCGCCATAGCCACCGACACAAGTCCGATGTTTGACGGGCCCATCTCATCCTCTCCGCTTATTTCTGAAGACAGACTTATCTCCAAAAGGTCAGCCTCCGACAAGTTAATGCCGAAGGTCTGAAACTTCTGTGATATGTAGTCGTTTACTGTCATGCGTTCATGGTTGTCAAATCGATGTTCACAATCAGGTTCGGATTTGTAATCTGCGGAATCCACTCAGCTGTGTATTCCAGACAACGTCCGTTCTTGTCCTTGTAACCGGAGATAAGCATATCACCGTCGGCTTGGGTGTAGTTACGTCCCGGTACGCCGTCCACGGCTTCGTACGGAGTGTGGAAGCGCATATAACCAACCTTATCCTGCGGAAGCAAGGTGATACGGTCGTCTGCATAAATCTGCACATTCTTTCCGGTCTGGTCTTTCACGTAATCTTCCTTAATCTCAATGGCCGGAAGTCCGATGCCGGTAAAGACCGAAGAAGCCAGTTGAGAGGTAATCAATCCAGTTGACATATACATTTCGTTACTGGTAAGCTGCATCTTGAACTTATCGCCAAATTCAGCTGAGCCGATAATATTCTTCACGAAAGTACCACGTGACATAATCATCTTCTGGAAATTTCCGTAGTCCGCTTTAAGTGCATTAATCTGCTGCTGCAAATAGGTAATAAAGTTCGTCTTCGCACCAGCTTCGGGCTTGATGAACTTGAACGGCAATTCAATGTTGAGAAGGTCAACGCCTCCGGCATTGTCGTCCTTGTTCTTGACCGTTGCTTCTCCTGTCATCAAGAGTGAACCTACGATAATATCCATACGTTTGTGAGCTGCCAAAAGCACCTGACGGTAATCGTCGTAAATGAAGTTCACGATTTCCTGCATGGCTGCTACCTGGTCGGCAGGTTTAGCTGCATTAAACTTGTCAATCAAGTCTTGCAAATCAGACAAACGGTCAATGGAAATCTGGTAAGCATCGCCAAGATAAGCGATTTCACCATAACCTGAACCGATGTTCCGGCGTTCACGGATAGGCTTCTCGCCGTATCGTGAGTTGATGGAACCGGCCATCACGCCAGTAACCTGACCGATGTAGTCCTTGAACACACGGGTAGTCGTTCTACGAAAATCGAGGTACTGCTGCCAGTAGATTGTATCCTTACGGGTCTGAAGGACGCGCTGGATGACGGCGTTAACGATGTTAGGGTCGTTAAACAGTGTATGAATAGTTAGCATCATATCTTAGTCCTCCTTTCTTTATTCATTAAACTGGAAATGCGGTAATTTTTCTTTGTCCTTGGCATGGAAAGGCATAGCCAGCTTGGTCGGTTCAATCTCAAATGCACGCATAAGCAATGCTACCAAAACGATACCATCCTCCACTTTTACTCTTCCGTATAAAGCTGAGTTGGCAACTACTTTCGGGGTAGTTCCGGCTGATGCGCTTGCTTCAAAGAGAACTGTCCCTGCATTGAGCGTGGCACCGAAGTCGGCGGCTAAGATCAACTTGTCAAAAGCCTTGTCGGACTTGTCGATTGCGTTTACTGTGGCTCCATGAGTGCCATCACCCAAATTCATGCCGGCATAAGCCAATGAGTTCTTCTTGATTTTCAACGTGGTATTGGAGCCGGTTGTATATTTCTCATAAACTTCTACACGAATAGCCACCTGAGCGGTCTTTTTCACCAAGTCGGCGGCAATCGGCGTGAAGGATGGAAGGAACGAACCTGCAACCAGGTTGGTCGTATCCAGCTTGTAAGGCCCTCTGCGTCTCACTCCGGTAGAAACATCATATCGTTCCTCGATGGACGGTTCAGGCTCAATGTTGTACTTAAATCCTGCTGACATAAATTACTTTTTTTGTTGTTCGACAATAGATTTTGTGTCCGCCTCAATCATTTTGGCGAACTCACTCGCTTCTTTCTCCTGCTTCTGTTCGGCAGTCTCAGGAGCTTTGGAAAACTGAAAACCATTGTTAGACATATCCTGCTTCATGTCCTTGAAATAGGTATCCAAGTCCGTGTTCTCAGGAATGTTGCGGTCTTTCAGCATAAATTCGGGAATACCGTACTTCTTAGCCACTGACGAAATCTGAGAATTGCGCTGCGCCTGCGCTTCATTTTCCTCCATTTTGGCCAGTTTGTCGGCAAACGGCTTGATTCCAGCGGCAATGCCATCGGCAATCATCTTTGCGATGTCCGTTTCCTGCGGCTTAGGAGGGTCGTTTGGTTTCGGTGGTTCTGGTTTCGGATTCTCGATTGGTCTCCCGTCTTTCAGTCCATGCTTCTTCTCGTAGTTTGAAACAGCGGATGTCTGAGCTTGTCCTGCACGGAAATCACCATAGTTTTGCATCACGTCCTGAAAAGAGATACCCTCAACGATGGAGGTCACCTTAGTTTCGTCCGTTACACCCTCTGCCTTCTTTGTGGCAATTCGGGTAAGTGTAGCAGTATCCACCCCAGCGAATTTCTGTTGCAGTCCTGCCAAGATTAGTTCAAAGATTGTCATACCGTATGAGTTTGATTAATAATTTCATACGGTAAATTTACTTATAGAGAAAGGGAAGGGGAAATTTTAAGGCTAACGATACGAAACAATTCAGAGAATGTTCGTTTTTAGGCAAAAAGAAAGCGTGACTACCGGAGTAATCACGCTGAAATATCATTCTTTTATCGATAAACTTATATTTAAAGGTTCTCCTATTTGGTCTTGATATGAGTTTTGTAATTGATGAAAATATTCTGCCTGAATTTCTATTATTTCACCATAATTGTCAATTATTTTTACACACCCATCTGCATAATTAATATGTCGTATTTGATTTTCGTCAAATTTACAACATGATAATATGTTATTTGACAACGGAATAGGATTAATTAATGCAATATCGTAAGGATTGGTAGGAAAGATTGGAATAGGATGTGTCTTTGTAATGTTTTCCTTTAAAAATCCGTCCTTATCTATATATAGTCCCAACCCCTCAAGTGAAGCTGAAATATTCTTATTATCTTTCTGTTGAACTTTAAATACTTTTTTTAGTTCCAGATATTCATAATTAGGATTCCTTGCTATTACATAATTGTAAATTCTTATATCATTAGTATTTTTCATAATCACAACAAATCTATAGCTGCCAGTTCCTCTGTCAGTGCATTAATACCTTTCTGAATCATTTCACATCGCACAATCATGCTCCAACTCATTAACAATGGCCTTGTTGATGAAATCATTGATGGTCATTCCCGTACTTGCGGCAAATGCAGCCACACGTGCATGAAGCTCGGATGTCATACGCAGATTGAGTTTCCCGCTGAACGGTTTTACCGGCTCAACACCATCCACTTTACATCCTTCAAGATAGCTGTCAATCCCTTCTTCAAAATCCTTTCGGAGTTCGTCGATGGTATTCCCTTCATAAAGAATCAAGGCTTTGTTGCCCATTCCTTGTACTTTACCGCAAAGGCAATTATCCTCTTTGCTGTATTCCACAGAACCCTTGTAACCTTTGTATTCCAAATAGTCCATAATCCTTTATATTAAACCGTTATTCTTCAAATGTTGATAAATCACTTTCATCATCCACGCTTTCATTATACTTCCAGGGTGTGGACGATGTATGTCTATGTATTGCCCGGTTTCTTCGTTCTTGAAACGGATACGGGAACCGGAAGTGGCCCCTTTGTTATGCTTGGTATAACCGAAGTAACCAAGTAAAGAAAGGGTTTCTTCAAAGGTAAAATCCTTTGGCATCTTCTTGAACCGTTCTATCAATTTCTCTTTTGACCCCATTATGTTTTCGTTTTATGCAAAGGTACTAAATTTGGTACTAAAAAACAAAGTAATTACATAAAAAATAGCGGTACATCGAAATATACCGCTATCCAATTGGTCAATATTTTAGATTTCCATTCGTATTCTTTGTACAAGCCCCGTAATTTTTCTGACTGGATTGTTCTATTCTTCAGATTTACTACCAGCGCTTTTGAGAGCGGAAAGCTGTTTCTGTTTCTCGATGTCGTTCTTCTGCTTCTCTGCCTGTTCTTCCTTGATGGCTTCAATCTCGTCCATAACAGCATCCACGTTCCCTACAAAGGTGATGGCTCGTTTCTGTGACCAAATTTCTCCGTCCTTAGCCTTGATAGCTGTGTCTATCTTGTCTTTGAGGTCTTCCAGTTTGTACGGCTGCATCTGCACATCCACGTCGATGGTCTCGGAGGCCGCTTCGAGTGTGGAATTCACGGAACCCAACGCAGAGACAAGGAAGTTCACACGCCGTTGCATGAACTCGCCGACTGTTTCGTTAAGGTTCTCTACATTCAAATGTGTAGACATGAAAACATAGTCAAAACTCACACCGGATACGGCGTTTCCTGTACCTTTCAGGGAGTCAAAAGAGATTCTGGGTGTATTGGTCAGTCCGTATATCTGGCTCAGCAAGGTTTCCACCTCAAACTTTACGGTATCGGGCACCTGAGACCAGGTAAGATACTGGGCATTTGCTCCCTGCCCAGTCAGCTCGACCACCCGGTTCTTGAACTCACCGGAGAAATTCTCCACGTTACCAAAAAGCATGAGGATAGGGAAGAAGTGGTAGTCGATACAGTCCGCATAACTTGACAGTAGTTTCTCTAGTCTTACACGGAGACTCTTTATCTTTTCACAGTATGCTTCCGGACGGTACATATAAATCACCGGCATCTTCTTGAACCCATGAGCAAATGAACCTTTGTCTGAACAGCTGCTCGTCAGCTCCCACTGGTAAACCATGTCCTTGGTAATGGTCATAAAGCAGGTAATCTCCACGTCATTCAGGTCTTTTTTCTTGTATTCACGGGACAGGGCCACCAAATCACCTTGGTCATTGAAGAAAGGGTAGAGCTTGTCGCCACGGAACGGGGACCAGATGGCACTCTTCAGACGGTATTCAGGCTTTGACTTGCCGAAGATTCCTGAAATCTTGCGCTTGAGCTTGGCCCAGAAACCATCATCCCTAACCACATACCAGTATTCGGCCACTTCCTGCTCGGCCAGCCATGCCCGGACTACTTTCTTGTTCTGGTATTTCAATTTGTTCTTCTTGAATACCTGCTTCAACGCAGAAAGAAGGCTTTCCTCCGACTGGTCCGGCTGGCAGTCAAGGACCGGTTCCGTTCCCACGGTGAAGGCCGTCTGAATATTCACAATGTCCTGCTCGATAGGAAGTGCAATCCGGTTCGGGTCAACTTCCTTCCTTACAGCCGGCTCCACATATTCTTTCCCGGTTGTCGGGTCTGTAATCCGTTTCTCAGGCTGGGTAGTGATTTTGATTTTCGGGTATTTCTCTTCATCTATCACTATCTCGTGCTTGTTCGGATTCCAGTCGTTGTAAAGGGCGTGAGCGTTTGGTTGCTCGGTCTTTCGTCCTTTCTTCAGATAGTAGATTTTTCTCTCTACTTCCGGCATAGCTAAAATTTCTTCTAAAGTCATATTTCAAAGTTTAATGTCCAAATATTCCTGAAATGTCTTTCGGTTTCATAATCCTGCCGAGAAGTTCTCCCAGCACATAGTAGCGTGCAGCATCTATACCGTGGTTATCGTGGTCTTCCGGCTCGTTGATGTAGTTTCCATCCTTATCCTTTGCCCATACATAATTTCTGAACTCCCTCTGCAGGTTGTAGGAACGTCTGGTGATAAAGATTTCCATCCCTTGCATCTTGTCAATACCCGCATTGACAGAACCTTGTCCTTTCTCTACTGGATAAATCTTGATACCTCCGTTGTGTATTTCCTGAATAAGTCGCGGGTCCGCACTGTCGGCAATTACTTTCAGATTCCAAGGCCGCAAGGTTTTTATGATGTCTCCCGAAAGCAGTCCGGTTCTATAATCCACTTCATCCAGATACAGTGCATTGTCTATGATTCCACATCGGATAGCTGCTGTGGGGTCATTGGTATAACCAAAATCCAGCCCGATAGCTACCTTCTTGCACCACATGGGGAACTCATCCACGATACCCCATTTCTTGAACACGGCACCTTCGGCTACGTCTGCCCATCGGCCGATAACCACATGGGCGTACTTCTCCGGATTCTTCTCTTTCATTTCCTTGACTTCTCTCAGGAACTCAGGAGAAAGATTCTCGATATTGTCGAAGTAAGTCGTATGAATGTGGAGAACATTGGGATGAGTTGAGATTTGAACCGGTACACCGTCAATCTCCACCAGCCGATGGGTATTCTCGATGTATTTCTTGTAGATGAAGTGGTTCGAATCGCATGGATTCATGATTATGATAATCCGGTTCTGGATTCCCTTCTTACGGATGGAGAGCATAATCTTGTCAAACTCTTCCTCACTGGTCCATTCCTCCGCCTCATCACAGACAAAGGTAGTGATACCCTGAATGGATTTCAGCTTGGCCGTCTGATTCCCGGAAGAAGTCTTGATACCCCGGAACATGATACGGCTGCCGGTCATCCGGTTTACTATATCGGTTTTGGTTGTCTTGAAATACTTCGTGGTTCCGTCCAGTTCTATCTTTTCCATCATTTCCGGAATAATAGACATGCCGGCAGATACCATCGTGTAACGGGTGTATAAAATCTGATGGACAATCTTATCCACCGGAGTCTGCTCAAAGGTCAGTCGTTCGATGAATGTAGAGGAATTGAAACTCTTTCCCGATCCACGGCCACCGGTGATGAGGATGATGAACTTCTCCTTGTCTGTGTATAACGGATGATATATCGTCTGGGGAACAATCATTTCACATTGTTTTTAATCCATGAGTCAATAGAAATTCCGTGGTCAATGTCCTTTGGAATATCGGCTTCCTCGTCCTGCCGGCGTTCAACCTTTCTCCACTCTTCGTCATGGTGATACAGCCAGACGGACATGGCCTGAAGGTTGGGAGCCAGCTCACTCTCGCTCACCTGAAGTTCTTCTTCGCCGGTCAGATTCCCGTCCTGGTCTTTCAGCTTCCTGACTACAGTACTCTTGGTCTTGATACCGCCCAAAGCCATCGCAAGGAACTTTGCACGCACAGCAGCCGTGATGGTCGCACGCCCGCGCGCTAACACTTCGCTTAATTCGCAGTGCTCACTCTTCTTCTCACTGAATGTCTGGGGACACAATCCTAAAGCAAAAGCGATTTCTTTGTCCGTGAATCCCTTCTTGGCATACGTTTCCACCTGAGAGAGAAACTCCTCACTCTTGTAGTCAAATTTGGGCTTTCGTCCTGTATGTTTACTTTTTTGAGATTCACTTTTCATAACCAAATCATCCGTTATTGTTACCCATATAAATACGGCGAGAAACAGGCTTATTGCCATAGATATCAATTCCTCTCTTTGAGAAATAACTGTCTATTCTCGCTGTATATCTTTCCATTATAGACCTCGTTCTGTCTCTTATACTTCTTTGCCTGTCTGTACCAAGCCCGTATTGCCTTCCAGCGTTGTACATTATTCGTCTTGACTGTTGATACAACTGACTATAAGTTTTCCTTCTAACTCGGCATACCTCCTATATTTTAGATTCTCATTCAATTCTTTCTATCTGCTCATCGAATACCTCTCCCTTGATAAACTTGGAGTAGGGGTCGTAACCAAATCTCTCGCAGAAGGCCGCTTTGGCCTCAAACGTATCGAAAGAAAGCATCAAGTAAGCATCCATGTCCTGTGCCTGCTTCTGAACGGCATCCTTTACCTGCTGCTTGACTTCCTTCATGTGGGCCACCTTCTCGGCTCTTTCCATCTGCTTGGCGGCTTTCTCGGCTTCTTTCTGCTCAGTTACCGGTGCCATCATATCCTCCAAAGCTTCCGCGATGGAACTTTCTTCTTCTGTCTGTAGGAGGAAATCACAGCCAATAATATTCAGGTCGGCAGCCGTTAGTCCCGCATCCTGATAATCAATGTCCGGAACTAATCGGGCCAAAGCGTCATAGTCCCATGAACCCTGTGCGTTTGGATTGTTCATCAGGATATTCAACTCTTTCTCCTGCTTTTCGTCTACATCAATCACATCTACACGGAGTCTATAATCGTTCTCAGGATACTTCTGAAGCTCGTCCATCACGCTAAGGCGCTGGTGGCCGGACACGACAGTAAGTCCGGTCCGCTTGTTGACTACTATTCCGCCGACAAGTCCGAACTTCTTGATACCCCGCTTCAACGTCTTTCTGGCTTCCTCAGAAAGCTTGCGGGGATTATAATCAGCGAAGTGAATGGCGGAACGGTTAAGTTCCACCGATTCACTCTTTATGTACTTGTTCAGTTCCATACCTATTGCTTTCGTTTATGTTCCCAAAGTATTCTCTCAGCCATTGGGAACACCTTGTAAATTCTCTGTAAATCCTGCGTGTAGTTCTTTTCTAGCCATAACATGCAATCCAGATTGAATCCAACACCAGAACTGGCCTTCAGCGAATACCTGACAGGCTCCGGCAGCCCGTTCTGCTTCATGTATGACAGGATGTCTTTCTGCGTCCAGTCTGCTAAAGGGTAGCACATACCGTTGTTCTCGTATCCGTTGGATTCATAGCCTTTCAGCATAAGACGGCGGTTCATGCCGTCGGCCTTCTTCATGCCCAAGAACGTATAGTAAAGTCCGTATCTTAGCTGCATGGCCTTCACCACATCTGCCAGTTTTAAAAGTTTCACTTTCGGGTTTGGCACGCAATACAAACCACCACGAAGAATGTAGGTAAGGTTCCAGTGAGGCACCTGAACAAACTCTATCCTCGGATATTTGGCTTTTACCCATCCAATCCATCTTTCGATGTGCTCTAAACCTTTGACAAAGTACATGAACACGCAGACTATCCTTTCAAACTTCGGATAAATCATGTCCAGTAAGACCAAAGAATCCTTACCCAAGGACAGAAACAGCAAAACCCCGTCAGTCTTCTGTCTGACGAGGTCAATATAGCTGTATGTCCTTTCTTGCAGTGTCATTATCCGCCACTCATACCAAGTCCTGTGCGGACGTTATAATACTGCTGGCGACGGGTGATATATCTACCACCCTGAGAGGTTCTACCTGTATTCGGGTCTGTCAATCCAGTACGGCCCCCACGGTAGTTGCTCGTTGAAAATGTACTTCTGTTTGTTCTGACTCAACAATAAGTTTTAAAGGGTTAAACATGCTTTTCCATCACTCGGCCAAGGTCATAAACGACCTGTGCAGCCAGGTATATCTCACCTTGATAGGTGTATTCGATAAGATTGTGATTCTCATCTTCAAACAGCTCTATCTTTGCGTCTTTGACTTCTACCAGTGCGCTGGCCCTGTCTTTATTGTAGCCTACAAAGAACTGGATGGCATCGTAACGCTTAGGCTGCAAAACACCGTCTTTCTCGACACAATACCCATCAGCGTCAAGCTGGCAGTATTTCTTCTGGGTTGTAGGTCTGATTTCTCTGAATTCTTGTGTTTTCTTGCCCGACAAGATTTCGTCAAAGAACTTCTGTTTGATGATAAGCGTAAGTATTTCCATAATCGTGTAAAGTTTAAATGTTAGTTGCGGGTGATGGATTCGAACCACCGGCCTTCACCAAGTCAAAGTGACGAGCTGCCCACTGCTCTAACCCGCGATGGTATCTATACAAAGATACCCCATTATGAAGACAATTTTGAATAACAATTCAACACATACGAAACAATTTGCTAATTGTTTGCTAATAAATCAGGGTTGTGTTTATTGATGATGCTTTCAACAATTTCTTTTGCACATTCTATACCGGATTTATACCCTCTGGCATAGTCTGTTCTTGTAGACAAGTAGCTGGTATCATTACCCAACCACTCGATTATTTCTTGCAGGATTTCTTTCTCGTTCATACCCCATAACTATATTTTATCACTCCATCTTCAATCCATACAGACGATGCGTTATGTCTTTTCATAACATTATCTCTATAGACTTCATTCTCTGTAGATGCCTTTGAAAGCTCTCTTTTAACCTTCTTCAGTTCTGCTTCTAATCGCATGATTTTCTCTGTATCAGATTCGGTATTACATCCTCTAAATTGTGATGCATCCATTTCTCTACATACTTCTAAATGGCATACAAAATCCTCTGTTATGGATTTAGCAACATCTTCATTCACTAAAATGCCATGCTCTTCTAAAATCTCTCGCATTACGTCAATATCTACATTTCTCATAGCTGTCTTAAATTATCCGTTTACAACCTCTGGTATCTTATAATAGTCACTCTTTGACGCTCTGCCTTCGGTCAACCAGCCTATACCTACCCAGCATCTTATTTTACCGTCATGAATCACTCTATAACCTGCATCCACTACCACTTTGGGCGGATTTACGCTCATTTTTATGCTTCTTACATCTGATGCTTTAACCGTTAACTTTTCTTTTTTCATAACCATCTCAAATAGTGGTAGCCCGAAGGCTACCGGATTTATAACCAAAGTTTCTTTGCCAAATCAAAATTCTTTTGAGCTTCGTTTACCGCTTTCTTTGCATACGTCAAAGAGTATGAGTGCTCACGTGGATATTTGCCGGATTTCAGCCCCTCATGGTACTCTTTAGCTACTGCTAACTTATGCTCATAGTAGTCCACGCTTTCAGGCATTGAAAGATTTATGGTGTCAGCCTTGTTTGCCCAATACTGGGCTATTCTTTCATGCTCTCTGGCTTTCTCGTCAAACTCTACGCTCTTACCCATATTATTCCAGGCATCTTCAATGGCTTTTCTGTGTCGTCTTTCGCTATGATGGCCAATTTTAATAGGTTCACCCAACGAGAGAAAATCGCTGTCTTTATTTGACGCTTTGAAGTATTCTTCACTCTTTCGTTCTGCAGTGGCAGCCCAATCCAGTCGGCGTTCTGCCTTTCGCTTTGCCCATTCTTGAACGTTAAAGCCATCAGCGCGAACTATCGAATAATAGTAGAAGCCATCACGTTCAAATATCAGATTAAACACTATGCTTTCATTCTCTTTGCCGTATTTGGTGATTACAAGAATGGTTTCACCTTTTTCATGCTTAGCATCGCATTTAGCAAGAAATACGTTTGGACAAAATTTGTAATATGTATTCATAATCGTGTAGGGGATAATGCAGGACATAAACCCTGCTGGTTAAACTTATGCTATATTCAATCTTTTAGCTCTCATTTCATTAAGTTCTTTAGCCGTTTTATTGGCTGCTTCTTCGGTAGTTTCTAAAGAAGCCATACTCATATCATAGCCATCTATGATCATATAATAGCCTCTTGACTTCTTCACGTAAAACCCATTTGCCTTATGGCTTTTCATGTAGCTTGTTGTTCTCATAATTTTCTTATGTTGTGGCAACCCCCGAAAGACTGCCGGTTAAACTTATTTGTGTGACTCTCTGAAATCAAGTTCTACAATCTTGTGATATTTGTGTATCTCATATAGACCAGTTTCACAACCCATTACTGATGCAAGTCTTACCGCTTCTTCTAAAGCAATCATTACGTCTGAGCTTGCGTCAATAGCTTCATTCTTTGCCTTGTTATATTCTCTATTATTTACCGCTGAATCCTGAACCTTTTCAGCTTCTTGTATTCTTTTTAGAGCTTCATTGATAACTCTGATTTGAGCCTTAATCTCTTTGATGTAAACATTGTTTGTTGTCTTCATAATCGTATGTGTTTAAATTGTTATTACTTCTTGTTTGATGATGCAAAGATAGTATTTTATGTATCACATAATACTTTTATGAAGTTAATAAAATATAAATATATTATTTTGTGTAACATATAATAATTATATAGTATATTTGCATTATGGAAAAGGAAGATAAAAGAAGAGTTATTCATGTAGAGATTAAGGCGACAGGGGAGCATAGATATTTTGCCTCTCCTGCCGCTGTGTACGATGTATTTTCAAGTCAAGAACTTGGAATAGCACGTCAATCATTGTTAAATTATTGGCAAAAAACGGAACTTCCTTATGAAAATTCCGTTTGCATTATTAGAAAAGGAGAATTAGAACGTAAAACCAAATTAAAAAAGGAGGTATAAAATGGGATTATTTAGCGAAAAATTTGAAAAAGAAGAACGAGAATTTTTGAAGCAGATAGGGAATAAATTACCGCTTGAAGATATTTCTAAAATTCGTGTTAAATATGAACATAATTTTAATTCAGATAGACATAATTTTGAAGAATATAAAAAAGAAGTTCTAAGAAAAATAAAGCCGGAAGCATAACGCTCCGGCTTTTTTACTAAAATGAAAGCAAGTCACAACTACTTGATTAGTCCTTTGACCTTCAATCTTTCTACAATCTGATTGTAAAGATACTCTATATCCTTCCTGAAATCCTTATACTGCTGATAGATAAAGGAAACATCGGCGATATTGTTCGATATTACACATGGGGAGACATCCGGGAACACACCGGAAATTTCTGCCCGGATACCGTTCGGCAGCCGTCCGCCGGCCAGCACGCTGGGGGCGAACAGGAACAAGATGACGAAGAGGAACTTCTTCCGCTGGGTGACGCTCTCAGGATTGGGCGGACAGTCCATCCCGGCCAACAGTTCCTTGAACCAGTCATAAATCTCCGGGATGAGAGAAAAATCGGTCAGGATGGGGGAGGATAGTTCCTGCTCACGTTCCGATAATCTTGATTTTTGTTCACGTATTGATTTCAACTCCACGATTGATGAAAATTCTTTTGTCATAGCACGATAGTTTTAGAATGAATTAGTATATTTGCATCATAATCGTGTGTGGGAGTTGGCTTCTAATCGTGTGGGCTGGCTCCCTTTTTTATGCCAAGTGGTATGCGTTCATGATGGCGAAAGTGTAGATGATGATTGTAACCAGACTGTCCAGAAATATCGCCCATGCTCCCAATTTTTGAGTCCGGCTGAAACTCATGGCCAAGACAACGAGGAAACATACCCACTGGCTTGAAAACAATCCTATACCCAAAAGCAAAAGCCCGAGGGTATCCATGAACAATGCAACATGGAGCCAAGGATGCGCCATCAGATACCATCTTTTTGATGCCTTATCCAGCTTCCGAAAGGCTTTTACATGCTGATACAAGGATTTACATCTAAATAGCTTCGCAAGCTCATACAGGGCTTGCAAAATAATTAAGGCGTAGAATACATGTTTCATGGTCAGTAGCTTTTATCTCCGTGCTTATATGGGCGTAGTTCATTGTATTTCATCTTTTGCTCGATGTACCAGAATATGTCGATATCTTTTTGTACGCAGAAAACCAATATTTCAATTAAAGACACTCGAAGAAAACTGCCGAATGAATGGGTATCAATGTAATCTGTATCTGTTATGTTACATACCATCGAGAAAACAGATTCTGTGAAAGTCCAATCGAAGAATCCTTCAGAACATTTCAATTCATCAGAATTGACCTCACCCAAATCCACATTCCTAAGTCCGGCCAAATCCAGCAGCCGGATGCATGCATCAGAAAGTTCGTCCTCCACACTATCTTTAAGATAATATTCAAACGTATCACGATAGGCTTTATCATAGTTTTCTCCATACAGCTTCATCTCGTGTATGTAGTAATCCATTTCCTGATTGAACTTTTTGGTATCTGCATGTCTTCCCTTTCGGTCAGCTTCCACCGCTTCCATCAGTTCGGATATGACCAGACAGAGGAAATGTTCATCACTTAGATTCTCTTCGTGCCAACCGTGAGCTACTGCGCACTGGTAGGCCTTATCTCTTAGTTTGTTTAGATTCATAACAGTTTGATTTTAATTGATTGAAAATATAATACCCGATAACCACCACAAAGCAGTTACCGGGTATTCACAAAGCACTGACAAGGGCTGTCAGTAAAATCTTTGGTATGTTTTTTGCTATTCAATTACCGTAAAACCTTAAAATTATATTGTTATGGCGATTAATAATTTACAAATTGGAGATGTAGTCCTAACTGGTTTATGTTATGGATATACCAACATTAATAACGGGGAACAATGTAACTTACCATTAATGGTTACGGAAGTTAAAAACATAATCAATGACAAAGTGTCATTGTGTAAAGTTATAAATATGCCTGAGACCTATGTTGACATAAATGATATACATGGAATACCTTTAAACCAGTATATACTCGACTTATTAGGCTTTAAAGTAATAGACAAAAACAATGCTTTACGACCAGCTGCACCAAACTTCTATGGAACAGTGTATGAAGCACAAATAAACGGTGTAACAGTACAAATAATCAAAGATAACAATTCATATGAATTGTGTAAAGGTAGATCCACAGACCCTATTAAGATAGACTATGTGCACGATATCCAAAACAACACAAAAATAAACGGCAAACCTCTCAATATCAATTATATGACATTTTATCAGGACGCTAAATAAGACTCATATTCTCTAAATAATCAGTAGAAGGAAATCTCCCCTACTGATTATATTCCCAAAAACTAAGCTTCCCTTTCACATTCATAATCGGATTGTCAAACAGAACCGCATCCTTCAGCACCCAGTTCCAGCAACCTTTCTCTGCCCACACTGAAGGATGGTTCTGAACGCAGTCGGCTATTACTATGCTTCCGATAATAGCGCCATGAGGAAGTTCCTCATTACCTTTATAAAGTTTATTTTTATATGGAATTACTTTTTTAAGCTGCTCTCTCGTTAATGCTTTCCACCCATCCTTAACTGTATTCTTTGATGAATGTATCAGCACTCTTTGGCCGATGTACTTCTGAGGGCACTTCCATGTTCGGTTCTCAATGTCTTTGATACCGTGAGCGATTAAGCTCGCCCACGGCTGTTTGATGGATATTGCTTTCATAAATTTGTTTTTTGAATTTAAAATAACTAATTTTGTTTTGCCCTATGCGTGATAGGTATTCTAATATTATTTTTAAATACTATGGATACAGAAATTTATGAATCAATAAAAGAATACATATCCGAGCCACTAATAGGATGTATATGTAGCGAACTGTGGCATACTCTGAAAAGGAGATTTTTGAGTTACATAAAACGCTATCAAAGCAAAAGGCAAAAAAGGGGCGGGCAAGCACGCCCCTTTCATTTTTTACTCTCCAATAATTCTGGATTGTCATATATATTACCGATAACTAATAAAGAGTCAAGACAGAATAAGTAAACACAGCTACAGGATTTTCCTAAATCTAAAACAAAAGATCCATTTTTATAAACTACAATACCTTTGCATTTTTCGCTTTTCACTATATCTCCTTCATAAATATCAGTTCCGTTCTTGTCTTTCAATCCAGTAAACTGACAGATGGTTTCTTCTTCTACAGACAAATCTTTGATTACATAGGCACTGTTATCAGTATTAAATGACAGCACATTATCAAAAATAACTTTGTCTGTATAGACATAATCAAGAATTCTGAATTTAGATTCACCTAAATAACCATAAAGCCATTTTCTTGTCTTTTTTGATTTACCTCTGAATTTTATTTCTCTTTCCATATCTTAGTCCTCCAGCAAATCCAAAATGCGACAAAGAGCACCTTCAAGAACAGACACCCTGTCCTCCATATCATTTCTGTAATCTTCATATTCACCATCTTCGTATAGAGTTTCGCATCCCTCATCTTTTGATGATGAATATTCTATCGTTGTGTGACATATATCTGCAATATCACCAAGAAATTCATTTACAGGCTTATCACCTAACATGGTTTCAACAGTTGTTTCAATTTTCACTTTTACTTGTTTCATAGCTTCTCCTTTCCACCTATCCCAGCAGGATATACATGACCGCCAGGAACAGGTAATACAATTTCGTTCTCATTGATTATTCCTCCTTTTTTCTACAAGTTGTTCAAGTCTCTTTTCACACTCAGCACATTCCAACTTCTTGCGCTCCAGCTTCTCCCGGAACTTAACCAGTTCCTCGTCCGTGTCCTCGTCAAAGAACAGGTTGTTCTGTCGATTGTGCTCGATGTACTCATTCATACTGCGTTCTGCTTTCGTTATCTGAGATTTTGCAGAAATCAGTTTGGAGAGGCAGGAACTCACTTCAAGCGACTCTCCTGAACGATTGTCGTAGTAGTAAAAAGAAGGATATACATCATTCCTCGGATACTGGCATTGTAATCTGGCTACCCTCCATCTGATTACCCACATCCTTCTTTCGTACACTTCACGAGGAAGGTCGTATGTGTATAGGATGACAGATTGATGACCGTAACCGTAGCAGATGCTGATTTGCACCCAATTCTCGATTTTCAGCTCCTTTTCAGCTTTGGCCAAATCCTTTGCGAACTGAAAATAATCACTCAAACTTTCCTGTTTTCCCATATTATTCAAAGTTTAAAGAGAGTTGTTGCCAACCTGGTTCTCTATATTTTCGATTCGACTGCATAAAGGATTTCCGTAAGGCTTCAGCAATTTTATCACGCATTTCTTTAGATACATGTTTCTTATCTGCCTCACTGTTCATTTGGAGTATCTTGTTAAGGCTGCCGTTTATTGGCTTTTCGTCAAAAAACAAGCTATACTCTGTAAATATCCGGTTACAATCCATTGCAGCTTTCTCTTCTTCCGCATCCTGATATCGTTCTATTACTGTTTCCTGGGATGCTCTCAAAATCCGTTGTCCGCGTTCGCTCCTGCAACCATGCCACTCATTCTCGAACATGACAGATATTGCACGCTTCTTGCGAATCTTACCTATCTTTGCCCACCCATAATAAACTTTTAGCTTTCCCATGACTTAAAATAGATTTTGTTGTACAATAATTCCTTCAGACGTTTTAATCTCTCCAAAACATTCTCTCCGAAACCTTTTCTCTTGTTCATCGAAATATTCCTTGTCTATTTCGGTACCATAGAAATCGAACCCCATCCGATAAGCTGCTATTCTGGAACTTCCACTTCCGAGGTGCGTGTCCAGTATTTTGTCACCTGTTTTAGCAAATTTTTCAAGAATCCATTGATAGAGTTTGATAGGTTTCTGGGTTGGATGGATTTTTGATTCTTTATTGTTTCCGCCTGTATTTGATAAATGAATGATAGATGCCGGACAATCAAAAGAAGTCCAAGCAAGCTCAAACTGGGAAAAATTCTTCCAAGGCTGCATTTTATCCCAGCACAATATCCCGCGTGTAGGTGGCAGAGGAAAATAGTTGCCTCCCCATATCACTTGATTATGGCTTACCCTGAACAGTTCCTCGAAATACTCTTTTGAGGGAGGATGATAATCCCAATCGCATTGCATTGTATTCAATGCCCGGTTCTTAAGTTTTCCGGCTCCTTGGTTAAAGCGTTTCCTTTTCAGTCTTTGAGCTATACTTTCACCATTGTATCCTCCATGCCTACGGTTCATGTTGCTACCCATCGACATGTTCGGGGCATTTATTCCGTATGGAGGGTCGACCACTGCCAGCTCAAAGAACTTATCTGGTATGTTCCGCATGTATTCCATACAGTCCATGTTATGTACCTCACTAACCATTTTATGCAACTTTTCTTTTTCTTATAATCTCCTTACAGATGGCCTCACAAAGCACGCGTGCCATGTTCACCTCTACTGCGTTGCCGATAAACTTCTTCTGGTCTGACTGGGGACCAATCAATACATAGTCTTCAGGGAAACCCATTATCTTCTTGAGTTCTGCTATCCGAAGCATACGCATCTTGATGTCGATGATGCCATACAAAGCCATAAACTCCTTAATCTTGATTGTCATCGGACTGTCATCAGGTGTAACCTGTATGCCGATACCTCCTTCAACCTCTACCAGATAAGGCGGCATTTTGTCCATGCGGGCTATTAACGTGAAACATGGGTTGTTCACTGAGCCTCCTGCACTGGCAAATTGCGGATTCATAAGGTAATGCCATTTGCGGTTGGCTGTGATTACTTGCGAAGGCTGCTCTATGCTGCTTCCAATATTCGAGAAAGCTGTGTTCATTATCCACGGCTTGCAGCTTACCATATTGAACTTAGGCACCGTGGTTACTGTACCAACCGGTTGCTCAATGGATGTCGGTTTCCCGGTACCGTACTGGTTATCTATGAAAACAGAATTTACCAATGCCAACCTGTCTTTAGTCGTAATCGTCGGGGCTGGAAGTTCTACCGAATGGTTGTGGCCGTTTCCGTAGTAGGCCGACACGAAAGCGTGGTGGTCTTTACAGGTGATAGTTCCGGCAGGTCCTTCCACAGATATGTTCTTACTATCCGGCTGTCCGCTGAATTGCTTTGAAAGAAAGTTCACCTTGGCCAATGCAAGCCGTCCTTGTGTTGCCACAACCGGGCATGGCTCGTCAACGCTTGGTGCCTGGTATTTACCTTTCCGATTCATAGAGTTGTACTTCACTAAGAATGCCTCCTTACCTCCGGCCACGAACTTAATCAATCCGGCATAGATGCGTTCAAGAGTTTTCTCAGCCAACGGCTTCTTCCGGCAAAAGATACTTTCTCCCTCATCTGAAAAGTCTAGCACATCCTTGACAGGCTTCCACTTCTCCAGCCGACCGAACATATCGTTTTTCCCATCCTTGCAGTGTGTCGGTTCTGGGAATACGATAGGCAGGCCACGTTTAGCAAAGATACCGAAGAACCGCTTACGAGTTGTATAGGCACCATAATCGGCAGCGTTCAGGATTCGCCAGTCAAAGTCATAGCCGTATCGCTTCACATTCCGTTTCCATTTCTCGTAGCAACGGCCTTTGTCCTTACTGATGGGATGCCCATGTTCGTCCATATCTCCCCAGCTCATAAACTCTTCTACATTTTCAATTTGAATGTAACTCGGATTGATTGCCTCGATATAGCGAAACAGATGCTCAGCCAATGTCCGGCTGTCAGCGTCCCGTGGCTGGCCGCCTTTTGCCTTACTGAAATTCGTACATTCAAGGCTGGCCCACAGCACAACCAATGCATCCGGATAAATCTTCTTCATCCGTTCCACATGGGCCACCAAGGGGGACAGTTCCAGAGTTCTGATGTCCTCCGTGAAGTGCAGCGCATCCGGATGGTTGGCCGCATGGCTGGCGATGGCGTTTGCATCGTGGTTTACACATGCTATCACTTTAGCGCACTGTTCATCTTCGTAGCGTGCGTTTTCTACTCCGGTACTGGTTCCACCGGCACCGCAGAAAAGGTCTATATAGAGTAACTTTATCATATCAGTTCCATCTTTGAGGTCGGTTGTTGATTCTCTCCAAATACGCAGCTATCTTCTTTTCCACGTTCTCACCGTTGCGGACGAAGATTCGTGTCCTAGTCTTGTCACCGGGGACAGCCACATACTTTCCATGTTTCTCCATCTCCCGCTGCCGGGCGATTTTCAATTCGGTTCCAGAAGGGTTCTTCTCCAAATCCACCTTGCGTGGAATCATCGGGTCATTTTCTGTTATCATTTTGCAAGATATTTGTTGATTATGTTACTTACTACCAGTCCGGCTTTATCACACATACTAGAAAAGTTGTCAGACAAAGAGGTGTTATTCTCTTCATCGGGTATTCGTACTATACTTCTCAGCTCTTTCAATACGCGCTTTACCTGAAAAACCACTTGGGCGTCTATCCCGTTTGATTCAAGTTCAGACTGGAACTCCAGTGCTGCCCCTTCAAGCAAATCGGAGTAGATGAACAGCTTGTGCATCTTACGAAGCATTTCTACCTTGAATTCTGGGGTATAGTCCTGAAGAAGTTCGCCTAAAGAATGTGGCTCAAGTTCTCTTTCAAGGGATTCAATTTTGTTCTTGATTTTTTGTGCCTTGGCAAAGTTCATGGATGAAATCAAGGAAATGTACTTCTGTCTCAGCTCGTTGAGCTTTCTTTCTGATTCTTGTCTTGTCATTTTTCTACTTTTCTGATGATTAAATACTTCGGCTCGCCTTTACGGAGATTGTCAAGGGTCTCTTCGTCTACTTCCGCTTCGGTAAGCCTGTTTACGTTCATGTATTGTGGTAGACGGTATTTCTCTCGCAGCCTCCTGATCAGGTTCCAGTCGCGCGTTACCCAGCAGATTGTGATTTTCATTTTCTCAGGCTTTTACCGCTGAACAGGACGGTTTTCGTTATAGCCCTCAGCCGGTCAATGGTTCTTTCTCCATATTTCTCTCTAAGCTCGTCTATCGTGAGGTTGGTAGTAAGAATGAGGAGTTTTCCCTTCTTCTCTGCCTCGTCCGCCAGCTCAGCGAAAGCAAGCCTTTTTTCTCCGTATTTCACGCTTAAATTCTCTGTCCCTATATCGTCAACGTAGATGATGTGTTTTTGCTTCACAGCGTCCAAATCAGCGTTCATCTGCTGTGCATCGTAGCAGCTTACCACCTTTCCGCAGTAATGGTTCAGGAGTAGGGGAAGAATCTTTCCGCAAATAAGGGTCTTTCCGCGTCCGCAGTTGCCGAAACACAGAAGGCCGCGGCCTTCATTGCCGGCCAACCAGCCTGCCACCTCGTCGTACTCCGGCAACCATTGGGCATTATTTCCGGTGAAATACCTGATGCCGGCCCAGAGAATCCTCTTCGCCTCCGGAACGGATACCTGTACGACATTCGGGATAGGGGAGAAGCCCGTATCTTTGAGCCGTGCGATTGTCTGTTGAAAATTTATCTGTTCCATGTTTTACCATCCTTTCTTGTATTTTTCAGGTGAATTGTCTTTCAGAACTACGCCCAAATCGGTTTTTGAAGGAATTTTCTCACGGTTGGCCCAGGTCGCCAGTCTTCTGGGAAGCTCCCAGGTCTTTTCCAGTTCATATCGCATACGGGTTCCTGACTTGTTCAGTTCGCTCCAGTAATCGAAGAAGGCACGAATCATTTCCTTCGGATACTGGTCGACATAAGGAACCAATAACTGGTAGAAAGAATCTTTTCGTGAGAGAGTAGCGGCTTTAGCCGCGTCTTTCTTTGCTACTACGTTAGTAGTAGTTTCTTTAATAATATTCTTCTCCTTTATTTGCTTTGTGTCACCCGTGTGTCGCTTTTCGGCCTCCTTTGGGGGCTGTGTCACTCGCTGTGTCGATACTTGTGTCATTAGCTGTGTCACTTGCGAACGTAAATCATTGATTTCCTGAATGATATTTGTGTCACTCATTGTGTCGTTGCTTGTGTCACTTGCTGTGTCAGTAGGATTTCCATTGTAGTCATTGTATTTTACCAAGGTTATGATATTCATTCCTTGTTCTTTGGAAAGAGTTATCATGTTCTCTCTTCTCAGAAAGGCAAGAAAAGTCCGTACTCGTCTTTCAGACCAGTGCCAACGCTTTGATAAAAATCTTATGGATGCAGGATATTGTCCTCTTGTATAAGAGACTTCTCGACCTCCGATACTCTCCATACGGGGCGTTGCCTCAAATCGTGCTGACTGAATCAGGTCAAGCCACGCTTCGCAACTGCTAAAAGTCCGGGCCTCATTCCACATATCATTCGAGAAGAACTTGCGGCTTAGTTTTATATATCCTTCCATAATCTTAGAATCTTACGTTAGTCAACTGCCTGTTGTTAGAATACACGGCCCACTTGCCGTTACCACCATCCACCAAGCGTAAATCCTTGACTTCACCAAATCGCTTTTTGTTCCCACAAAGGTCTACAATCCACCCAGCCTCCTTGCTTGGATGCGGACGGATTGCGCGGCCCACTATCTGGTACCATAGGGCCAGTGACATGGTAGGACGTGCCATGACAATCGTATCTAGTTCTGGGTAATCAAATCCAGTTGTTAGTACGCCGACATTGGTCACCACCGGAATTTCTCCGGCCTTGAACGCTTCAAGAATACGCTCACGCTCTTTCTTCGGCGTCTCACCCGAAACGATAGCCGTTCCGGGAATGGACCAGGTAAGGCGTTCAGCTTCTTTCAGAAACCTTGTGAATACCAATATGCCTTTGCGCTTTACACCGCTTTTCGGGTTCATAAGCCTTTGCACAATGCTGACCAGAAACCCGTAGAAGTCGATACGCTCATACTCCTTTACGACAGACTTGTCTGTATATTCGGCTCCGGTCGTGTTCACCTTCAGGTTAAGTTCGTTCCATCCCAAAGGGTTCATTTCATAATAATTCAGCTTTGACAGATAACCCATATCCAATAGAGTAGAGATTTGAACCTGATAAATCACCTCAGAGAACACGCATGGGCGTGTGCGTGTGATGAACTTCAACATGCTGCCGAAATCCCTGCTTGATGAAAGACGGTAAGGTGTGGCCGTCAATCCCAAAACTTTACATTTCAGCATCGAAAGAAATCTCTTGTACATTCCGTCTTTCGGGTTGACCAGATGGCACTCGTCGATGATGATATTCTGAAAATGCTGGAAAAGTTCCGGATGGTTGACTACGCTGCCGATAGTGGCAAATGTTATTCTTGAAATCTCCTTTCGCCCGAATGATGCAGAGTAAATGGAACAGTCCAGAATCCCATACGAGCAAAGCTTCAGATAGTTCTGTTCCAGTATTTCCTTACTTGGCTGGAATACCAGCGTGTGCCCTTCGAGGCGGCTGGCGATATCGGCTATTACCAGACTCTTTCCGGCTCCCGTAGGCAGCACCATGATGGCATTGTTCTTCTTGGCTTTGTTGGCAAAGAAACTGACAGCCGCGTCACTGGCCTTTTGCTGGTAATCTCGTAATATGTAACTCATAAGCCTTTCTCCTTACTCAGTTTGTCTCCCAAAGCCTTGTAATACTTTGTGAGTTCGATTAACTCAATATCAGTCCATTTCTTTGTCTGACACGATTTCCATGCCAGCTTGTCGAAACGCTGCTGTCCGATTTTGGCCTTCAGGTTTGCTTCGTAGCGTATCAGATGGTCGGCACTGAATCGGTTGCACGCCCGGCACTCGGCATGGGCGTTGTCCTCGTCAAATCGTGTAGCCATGTGACGGCGTGAATGGAAGTGTCCGCAATCAGCCTGTTCGTATGGCTTTATCTGACCACATGAGATACAGCGGAAATATCCGTTCGGCATACAATCACGAAGCCGGATATAGCGGCTGAAAACTTTGTCGAGTTTGGCTACTAAATCCGGCTTCTTCTTTACTTTGATACCTGCCTTGTCAAATAGCGGCAAGGGCTTTTCTTTCTTCTTTTTAGGTTTTCGCTTTATGTAGTATGGCATTGTACTAATGGTTTACATAGTTCAACAACTCTTCTGCAATCCTTCACATCGAACATACCTATGTGACAGATGTCATGTGGTATCCCAAGTTGGATGGATAACCACAAATAAGCCTTATTCCTATTCGATGTATTTGGGATATGCTTCTTCCAAATTTTGTTTATAAGATTGGTCTTGGCAATTTGGTCAAAATAAAAATGTGCTTCTTTCTTGGCATTTCGTAGTTCTGCATTTGCCAAACGTCCTAATGCTTGGTCTGTACCTTTATGTACGCCGACATAAGCCCTACAATCACGACAGAGATAAATCATACCGTATGAACGTCCATAGATTACAGAACTATCTACAAATTCAGTTGGTTTGCCGCAATAGGGACAAACCTTACCTGTAATTATTTCATCCATGTTTCAAAGCATTTATAACATCTCCAATATCCTCGCAATCAGTAATATCCTTAAAAGAAATGTAATTGTTATCACGACCATAACCATCTCCTGAAGGACTATATTCTATCATGTCGTTTATTACTTCAAGATTATCTTCTCTAATAGCTTTTGCCACAGAATTTAATCGTTCAACAACGGCCTTCTTTAAGGCCTCCTTGTAACGTTTATTAATTATCCCACTTACTTCTTTATCTTTCATTCCAGACTCTTTCAAACAGCGGAATAATTCATTTCTAAAATCATTATCAAAAATCTTTTCCATATAATTTTATTTTTAGTTTGTGGTACCGGCAGGATTCGAACCTGCATGAGCTTTCTGCTTTGAGTAACCCTTCCGGCTGGGTAAAGCTCCAGTACTCGTCGCGCGTCTACCAATTCCGCCACGATACCGTATGCCCGTCTTTCCGGGCTGTCAGTTAATCGACATAAGCCATAGAGAACTCTCTGGAAATGAATCTGCCGACCGGAATAGGTTTGGCTGATTCAATAGAGGTATGAATATCTTTCTTCTCGTATTCATGCCCTTTTTCTTTGGCTTGTTTCTCATATTCTTCCTCTTTGTTTTTAAGCCAGTGAGAAATAAGCATCATAGCCCTATCTACATTGAAAGTGTGAACAACAAAGGTTTGAGTTCTTTCTTCTTCATCATCAAAGGTTACTTTCGTTTCAATCTGGTAGAACTTCTTTTCATTAGGCTTTGATTCTTCCTCTGTTTCATCCAAATCTTCTTCTAAAGCGCTATCAATTTTGCGTTCTTTCAAATTATCAGTAAGGATGATACATGAATCAAACTCTTTTGCCATTGTCAAAGTAAAGCCCGATTGATAATTCAGTTCGATGTAATCTTTTAGAATGGCAATTACATTTTCCAGTCCGGTAGCATAAAGAAGAAACTTGTATTTTTTATCGTCAATTTGGGCTTGTGCGATATAAGGATACAGACATTTGTTCTCATTTTCAAAAGCCATTCGTTTCTGGTTGCTGACCTCTACTTCTTTAATACCATCAGCTTCCATACTGAAACGGATTTGCGCAAGAGTGTCTTGGTCTATCAATGTACCACGTGAAAAAAGGAGTTCATTCCTTTCGATAGTAGTTTTTTCATTAGTATCTACATCTATGAAATCTTCATTCCATGTTTTATACACGCTCTTTGCAAGATACATATTAAGCATCTTCGCTGGGTCAGATGTTATATACCGTTGTTCGGTTTTCCTTGTTTCTATCATATAAATTCTTTATTACGTTCGATTTCTTGTTGTGCGTAAATAAGCATCTGTTGTTCGTTGGCTGCCGGCAGATATACTCCAGCTACGGACGCAGACCAGTTACGGAAACGGTCAATGCTCAAAGTCATTTCACCTGTTGTAAGTTCTGCTGAACTTCTCAGGTAGGTAACTTCCTTTCCTTTCTTGTTGACCGTCTTTCTCTCAAACAAATCACGGTTGCATGTCCTTTTATAGAAGTCAATCTTTGCTTCTTCAAGGCTGCAACCGTACTCACTTCCGAAATACCCTAAAAGCAGATGCAAATAACTATTCTGTGCGAGCGTTCGGTTAGGAAGTTTCTTTCTTACTTCCACAACTGCATGTTCCCTGAAAAGCTTGTTCACATACTCTTTAAATTTAGGTATCTCATACTCATTTTTCAGATTGAATATCATAGGCTAAAAGGGGAGGTCATCTTTTGTATTCCCGTTAGCATCCACTTCCGGTGGAAACTTCTGCGGCATCGGTCCCGGCTGGATATCTGGTTGCTTCGCTGATGCAGGTTGGTGTACTGGGCGACGGGCTTCCAGTTTATAGCAGCGGATGGATACCATCCGTTTCACCTGTCCATCCTGATTCGTCCACTCTCTGCCCTGCAGGGCAAAGGAAACCGTTATCACATCGCCTACAAGAAACTGGTCAAGTTCGGCACATTTGTCACCTGAAACTTCAAGCGGTAGGATATTTTCGTACTGACTTCGTTCACCTGTATAGGGGTCGTGTGTCGTGGCATCAAGCAAAAATTCACGTTTCACAAACGGGTTTCCACCACTTTTGGATGGGATTTCTTGGGGCTGGCCAATATAGACCAGCCGTCCGGTTACTTGGTTACTCATCTTCTGCAAAAATTTTCTTGTCGGTTATCAAATCTCTGTTGTCATTCAAGAACCGTATAAAGTCCTCACAATGATTTATAAGGATAGGTATATCCCGTGCCGGCACGAAAGTGTAGCTTTCTGTATAGGTTGCCCTAAAATCCGTAATATTATACTCAAACAACCTCACATCACTACCGTTCTCCATCAGACAATACGGATAAACCATGTGCTGCCAGTGGTCTTTGAATTTACCTACATAGTAACTTCCGGTAGTCTTTATATCGTGAACCGACAACGGCATCAGTTCATCTATATATCCATATAGAAGAACATTTCCGAAGCATGTAGGCAAAGTTGCTTCAACACGTTGCTGGGTCAAGGCCCCTTTGTAATAGTTTGCAAACTCGCGACAAAGTGAAAGGGGAAAGTCAAACTGTCGGTTGTTGTAAGTGGCTCGCAGTCCTACTATTGACTGTCTGCCATCAACCATATCAGACAGCAGTCTTTCCACATGTACCTTGTCTGACTTCCGGTTCTCAATCATACAGTCTATTACCTCATTGAAAGCCGTTCCCTTGTCGGCTGCTTCACTGTCGAAAGGGACACGGTTAATCGTGTCAATCAGGCTTTGGAACTGCTTTTGCCTGAACTCTTCAGGGGTATGTGGGGGATTCTCGCTGAATCCCCAATACCTTTCCCAAATGGCATCGCTTTTCAGATAGCTTGTGAAGGCATCGAGAAGCGTTGCATAAAACTTGAATTTAGGCTGCTTTGTCTGCATAGGTCTTGGTCTCTTTGTTGAATACCAGCCCAAGGGCTTTTACCTTGGCAGCAAACAGGTTTCTGGCCATACTCAAAGAACTGCCCACATGCTCGAACTCGTTAATACGGGAAGCGAACTCATTGGCTGACTGGGCGTCGGTGATGAATTCGATATTCTCTTTGATTTCGGCTATCACATGGTCGTACTTAGCAGCTTCTTCTTTCTTCACCTGAAGCATGTTCAGGTAAGGACGGATGACTTGGGTAGTGATGAAGTCGTTCTTGGCTGTCGGGTTGCCGTTCTTGTCGAGTATGTTAGGTACAAACATGATACCCGGCAGGTTACAGGTATTCTTTCCGTCGTTTCTTGATGTGGGGTCGAATGTGATTGTACGCTTCTGCACTCCATTCTCGTTTCGCATTTCAAGGTAGCCGAGCAAGTCAAGTTCTGTTACGATGGAATTATAGGATTTCTCTCGCAAAGCAGGGATGAATACCGTATCGTCACCTTCTTTCCGGGTATCACGGTGGGCCACAAACACCACGTTCTTATTCAATGATGAAAGCGTTCGTGTCATCCATGAAAACTCCGCATTGATACCGCCCCAATCCTTAATTTGTGGCTGGCGAGTTCCGCATTTATAGGAAATAATGAAGTCCATCATCTTGCCGATGGTATCCACTACGATTGTTTGGTAGGCAGAGAGGTCTTCTTGCAATACCTGTTGAACATCCTGCCATGAACTTACCTGTACGATGTCGATACCGTCCAAGTGGGCCATATTCACACGTTTTACACCATTATCAAAGTCGAGCAACAACGGTTTCGGTGCGCTCAAAGCTACTGTTGTCTTACCCATACCTGCCTGACCGTAAATCATCATCTTAACGGTGGAAGGAATTACTAACTCATTGGATTTCTTAATCAAACTCATATCGTAATAATTTAAAAGTTAATATATTAGTACATCAATTTCGCATGTTTTATCACATCCCATGCATTACAAGCCCATCGGCTGTGTGGCACCCCTTCTTTGGTCTTGTACCTTATCCTTCCGGATTCGCACAATTCTTTCAGCCTTTTCAGACCGCCTACTATTGACGCTGCTTCGTACTTTCCGAAAGACTTGTTGTTCAAGACGATTTTCAATACATCCTCGTTTATCATAAGCATTTTATTTTAAGCAGATGATTGCCGAAAAACCCGGATACTCTGTGGCCGATACCCGGTATTTCACGTCCATTTTGTTTTTAAGTGTCCCGATCAAGCGGAGGTCACGGTTACGGCGTGAGGCTTCCAACTTGATTCCGATATGCCGTTTCTTGTCATAGGGAACCTTGTAAATGTCCCCTTTCTTCATTGCGTCAAACAGACGCACAGTCTGATAGTTTTCGTCTACTGTAATTTCTCTTACCATAGTTTAAAAATTTGATTGTTTGCTGGCAGAACGGGACTCGAACCCGTGACCTTTTCGCTAACCCTACGAAATGTTCTACCGCCTGAACTATCCGCCAAAAAAAATGCCGAACTTCACAGCCCGGCATCCACTTTTATAACCAACACTAATCAACTAAAATGACCAACGATTTGACCATGTTCTTGAAGTTCTCGAACTTCTTCTCTATTTTGTTTTTCTCTTCACAATAAAAAGTGACTGAATTTCTTGATGATTTCAAGTCTACTTGTAACTCTTCTGTGTATGCCACAAGTTCATCCTGCGTCATAGCCTTCAATTCTTCAACTGTTTTCATGACTATTCTTTTTAATGTTCTTGATTTCCGTTTCTATCTCCTTATCAAACAGTTCCCGTCTGTCCAATTCCCGCGAACGGGCTACTAACAGCGCATTTATGTCTGCAAAATCATCGCAGATGCTCTTTATTATCTTTTGAAGTTCGTCCATTGTCCAGTCTGTTAGCGATTGAAAAACCTGTGATTATAAACCCGATAAATCCTATCCAGTACATAGCAGATAGGTCTTGATTGAAGTGCATCACCAGTACAGACAATGCACAGAGAAAAAGAAGTCTTTTCATAATCGTGCGTTTTAAAATTCGTTCCCGTGGGCGTTCCGGTGGTTGCCTTACTACTTATCCAAGGTTGGGTAAGCCACGGGTATATATAGTTCTTGCTGGTGTCTAATCAGTGAAGATTGTCTTTGTAGCCGGCCTACGGCCACCTGCAATCGTATAAGTGTCTTTTTGTTGTCGCGGTGATTAATGCGCTGCGTTTGCTTATTGTCAGTCCCTTACTCGCACCCTTTTCACCGTGCCGTTATCGCTACTCAGTCGAATCCCTTTTGCGTCAGACGTAACGGTACGCCTAAAATTTCCATCATGTCAAAGAACCAATCAAGTAGAACCCTGCCCGATTCTCGCTATCGGTTGCCGTTCAGTCCGTCAGCAGGGTAGGTGAGTTACCAGCGTATCACAGGCAAACCTTGTGATAACTGAAGGTTGATGTAGTCCATACCGTCATCTTCTGGCAGGTTGTATTCTTCAAGAAGGGCTTCGTATTTGTCCACCTCTTCAGTAAGTACTTTGATGTATTCTTGCTTGCTGTCAGCGTTGAAAGTCCTGCATACAGTATCTTCATCTGCGTTATAGGCAAAATTCAGGTCTTTGTACAGCCCGTCAAGTTCTTCTTCGATTTCGTGACGTGTCATAGTCATGCGATATTTAAAAGGTTAGCTTTTTTGAAGCATCTGTATTCTTGTCTCTCTGTGTCGAAGTACACCTGAACGGTGTCGTTCTTCTTTCTGTTGTCACCATTTGTAGCAGGTATCAGATTTTCTTTCAGTGTGCCATAAGCCTCTCTGATGCTGCCATCTACCTTTTTGAAGTAGAACTTTACGATTCTTTGCTTCATTGCAGCTTTCAGCTTCATGTTAGCCCAAGCGCATTTCAACGCTTCACTCATAGAGAAACCGTTTCTCTTTACCAACTGCCATGCAAGGCTCATAATCTCGTGTAATACATTTCTTTTCATAATCGTGTGTATTATTGATGTTATTTGTTATCTTTGTTTCGTATCTTAGTTTCGATATGCAAATGTACTAATATTATTGATATATCACTGATATTACAGTGAAAATATCAGTGATATTAACTTTATTTTAGTTTTACCGAAATAATATTACTGATATGTACGATTTAAAAGGATTCAGACAAGCATTTGGACTTACCCAAAAGAATATTGCTGATATTCTTGAATGTGGTCAAGCTAATGTTTCAGGTATGGAAAAGTCTATGAGGGATTTAGAACCTGAACAATATAGAAAGTTGTGTGCTCGATTTGATGCTGCCTCTGTTGACAAGTTTAAGGTTTCCGATTTTATCATTGATAATAAGAAAACAGAAACTGAACCTGTAATAAGTTACACTAATGGTGTACCTTACTATAATGTAGATTTCATAGGAGGATTTGATATTGTCCTAAATGACCAGACTGCAAAACCGGAATACTTGATAGACTTCAAGAAGTACAACGAAGCCACATGCTGGTGTAATGTTACCGGACATTCGATGGAACCGGAAATTACTCATGGAGACATTATTGCATTAAAGAAGATAGAAGATAAGTCTTTTCTTCCACTTGGAGAGGTATATGCGATAGTAACGACAAACGGAATGAGAACGATCAAGAGATTAGGGCCATCAAGTGACCCCAAATGTTATACGTTGGTTCCTACGAATAAATCTCCGGAATATGGTATTCAGGAACTTCCTAAGGATATGATAGAACATATCTTCCAGGTTCTTGGTTGTATGAAAAGATTATAGACATGAAATTCAATAAATACCTTTGGAACCTGTACAAGAACTCTTCTGAAGGAAAGTCCGCCATAGCTGCATTTTCAGACAGAAAAGAATGGATGGAAGAGGAGTGCCTGTTCGAGAAGTACAATCCTAAAATCAAGGATTCTTTCAATTCAGAAGTGATTTGTGGAATCCTCGAAGACTTCTGGTGCTACAAGGTATCTGAACATGAAGGAGCAGAATTGAAGTCCTTGGAAGAAGCTGGTAAACTATATGAAGAAATTATATCCACCGGACTTATAATAGAATCAGAGGAAGTCTTAAAGATAGGGGACTTTGACCGGATGCTTGAGCTTATTCCATTCCTGTCAATGGAGTTGAATTATTTGTTTGGAGAATATTTCTTCCCATATATCTACATAGATGAATTCTATCAACTTACAAGGCTTGCGGACTACTTTGAAATAGAACTTCCTCCAGTTCCCAAGAAACCTGATTATAAATCCAGATGTATGTATTACTGGGAATTATGTAAGGTATTCTACCGATTCAGGACGGAGAACGGATTGTCACCTGACGAATTTAGTGCTTTCATGTATGATTATGCTCCGAATGTTCTTGGTACAGAAGAAAAAGGCAAAATGCCCAAACCGTCGGCTGCATGGTTTATTGGTGGATTGATTGAAGGATATGGTACTCATTGGACTACTGGATTCTGGCAGACAAACATGGACACTAAGAGGGGAGATATTCTTGTTCATTATGAGACTTCTCCTGTGAGTGCCATTACTTGCCTGTGGATTGCGCAGACCGATGGTGTGGTAGACCCATTCTTTCACTATTATAGCAATACATATATCGGAGACAGGATAGCTATACCTAAGATTTCATTGAAAGACCTGAAAGCTGATGGATACTTTTCAAACCATCCGCTCGTAAGGAAAAATTTCCAAGGAGTTAACGGGTGGCCGGTTACTGGAAAGGATTATTCTGAACTTCTTCGTATGCTCGCGGCCAAAGGGTTTGATACGTCCGCACTTCCACAAATCTACACACCTTCATTGCCGGAGGGAGTAACTGTGAATAATGAAAGAGATGTTGAAGTGAATTTACTGGAACCTTTGTTGAATAGTATGGGGTGGTATGAGCATAAGGACTACATCCGTCAGTTGCCAATCCATGCAGGGAGAGGGCACCGTATTTTCCCTGATTATGCGCTTCACTATGATAACAAGCCAGAAGAAGAAAAGGCAAAGGTGTTGATTGAGGCAAAATACCACATGAAGAATAATCAGGAAATAGAAGCGGCATTTCTTCAGGCCTTTTCTTATGCCAAGCTGCTTCTGTCTTCTGTAATCATCTTGTGTGACAAGGAATGCATCATGGTTTATGATGACAAGAATGGATTTAGTAGAAGCCGATACAGAAAATATTATTGGGAGGACATGAAGAATCCCGATTTGTATAATGAACTGAAGAACAAACTTAATACTTGATGTTATGAAGAATATATTGTTTTCTTTCTATGTGATACTGTCTTTTTTGCTTGTATCATGTTCGAATAATGACTCCCCCAAATGGACGGAAGAGACCTTAAGTTTGACTCAAGAAAATCTTGAAGATGGTGAAGGTACATATATTAAAAATTTCGATGGAGAAAATTATGTGTATCTGGTTTTCAAGAATGGCGAAATGAAGGTACTTCTTGTAAACGTATATCAACGCGAAAAGGGAACATATTTGTATCAGATAACAGGAAATGCAATTTCTCTTACAAATGAGGAAACAGGAGAAGTTCATCAGATAGGAGCAAAGTTATTAAGACAAGGAGAATCTAAAATTGAAACATATCTTATTTTAGATGGTGACAATCTCCCTGAATACATTCAGTCGGCAACATATACCAAGTTGTGA